CACAATGTACGCCCGCCCATCGATCACGGTGTTGGCGATCTGTGACAGATCAGGCAGGTTAGTGCCCAGCGCGGCGTCTAAGTTGCGCTTCCGGTCAGACACGGGAAACTTGTTATAAGTTCGCACGATCGGCACGGTAATCCGTTCACCGGCCAGCCATTGCTCAATCCGCCGTTGCTCGGATTTCGGTGTGCTGGTCTTGGTACGCCGTGCCTGCTGCTTTTCCCAGAGAGACAGAATGCGCTCGTCAAACCACAATTCCTCGAATCCGCAGCACTCCATGACGTAATTGAGCGTGGCCCCGGTAAACTGCCAGTTATGCGCTGATTGAAAGAGCTGCGCGCGATCCCAGCAATAGAGACCAGGAACACCAACATAGAGCCGACCATCCTCCGGCAAGCGGTCCCAAATGGTGCGGAGTTCGGTTTCCAGGTCAAGAAAATGCTCAAGCACATGGTTGAGGATGATGAAATCGGGCTGGACGTTCGGCCACGGCTCGCCTAATTCAATGCCGTAACTCTCAATTCCAGCTGCGCGAAACGGCTCCAGCATCGTCCCGTTGTAACAGCCGATGTCGAGCACGCAACGCGGCGTCCAATCGAGATAGGCCTTCAACCAATCAATCAGCGCTTGCCCGCCAATGCGCCGGTGTTCATCATCCTTGGCTGGATCGTGGCCGTAGTCATAGATGGGCCGATAGTGTTCCGCGTAAAACCTCACCGTGGCGTCGTGCGTTAAGCGTGGATTGGCGTAGAGGAGACTGCAGTGCCGGCAGAGCCATAGTTGATAGGGCAGACCATAGCGGTCTCGCTCCGTCACCAGTCGAGCATCGGTGCTGCCGCAGAAACAGGCCGTTGCTTCCTGCGCATACTCGCCCGTATGAAGCTTGGTACGCAGCCGCTGCAGGTGATAGGCCGCAAGGGGAAGCGTTGTGGCCACAGCCTGTGAAGCCGAAACCTCACAGGCTGCTTGCGCCATCGTCACGATTAGCCTCCAGTCGTGGGCACTTTGAGATACGTAATGTAAACGTAGCCCTCACCCGCCGTCGAACTGGATGTCGTGTTGGTGTAAACGATGTTGGCTCCGCTTGTCGCATTGGCCCGCTTATGCAAGCCACGCGCATAGTTGTTGCTCGCTTCCGGTGCCAGCAACGCGCCGAGCAACGAGGATCCCGACACAGACGACTCTTCCAACGCCGTGATGGGATAGCCCGTCGTGGTGGCAGCAATACCGTCCAGAAATCCATCGGAGTCGGTGGAAGTCCCGATGTCAAGCAGTGCCCCTGTGCCGATGGTCGTGACGTGAATGAACACGTCCTTCACCAGCATATTGGAGAGAATGTCGAATCCAGTATCCACCACCGTCTCAGACGCTCCAACCACCTGAAACGGCACCACGAGACAATTCTCCATCTTCTCGGGATTCACATTGATGCGATGCTGTGAAGGTGTGAATCCCTGAACGAAAAACGCTTGCCCACTCGCGGTCTGGATGGACAGATCCACGGACGTGGTGCTCACATCGGTGAAGAATCGAAATTCACCGTTGCTCATGGTGGTCGGATTGCTTTTGCTGGTGCCGGTATCGTTGCTGTAAATCGTCACTTCGGATGGATCATCCGCAGTGAGCACGTTACAGACGCCGCTGTCGTCATCGATGGGACGATTCAGCCGAAGGTCATACAGTTGAAAAGACCACTCTGTGTAATTACTGGCCATGATATAACCCCTTCCTTGTTGGCGGTTTCAGGCGGGCCAGCCTATTCCGGCCCGCCGTCCGTTCCAGCCTGTTACAGTTTCGCTGTGCCCCACACTGCCACATAGATATTCTGACCCGCGGCATCCAAATTGAATGTCAAGCCATCGGCAAGCGTGAGCACATTGTTCGACCACGTCACATCGATGTCGGTCGTCACCACGTTGTTGCCGGAATCAAGGACTTGCACAATGACACCCTTGATCTGCGCCAACTGCGGCAACGTAATTGCTTCACTAGTCGTGGTCCCACTGATTGTGATTTTTGCCAGGATAAGCGGAAGCATCGAGCCGGTGGCTTCCACAGGCCTCGGCCCCGTACGCCCATCCCATGCGGTGATTGCGTTTGCCATTCATCTACCTCCTCAATCACTCACAGCTGCCGGGAAAATATGGACCACGCCGTTGTCCTCGTTGGAGATGGTGGCATCGATGGAAGCTCGGTCATACACCAGCTTGTCCACCTTGCGAATCTCATGGACTTCGTAGGACACGACATGCCCGAGATCCTGTTCCTGCTCATTGAACTTCGGCATCTGACCCCAGCACACACTTGCGGCCTGTGCTCCCACGAGGAAGCAGTGCGCCACCTGAATAGTGCTGGCGATCAACTGCACCCGGTCATACTCGTAAATCAGTACGCCGTCATAGCTCCCGCGAAACGCATTGCCCGTAAAGAGCGGCGATTCCCGGTTGCTGTTCGGAGGCAGCAAGAGCTGCGCGTTCCGATAGGCAGCATCGTTGTCCACCAGATCACGCACCGAGTAGGGATGCCCGACGAACGCAAACCACTGCTCGAAGTTCTGCCCAACCCGTACATTCATCGGACGCATCCGCGCCGTGGCATTGACGGGAATCAACGCCTTGCGCTTCCCGATCCGAATCATGTTGGTCGTGAGTTGGTCGGCCGCGTTGTCCACGTTCGTCAACGCTGTGGCATGCGTGGCGTTCCAGTTGGAATCAGCCGCGCCGTAGAGATAGCGTCCGCGCACGCGCCCGGAGGCCCTATCAGACAACGCCGCGATGATGTCCTCATCCAGCCGAATCCTGGCCTTCTCAACCAAGGCTTCGCGGCCCTGGTTCAACAAATCCCAGCCGACACGCTTTTGCGACATGGGCACATCATCGAAGCGCACGAGATGCCGCACGTTATCGATGACGATCCGCTGGTTGTAGAATTCCACGCGGCCCTCGTTCCCGATGCCGGTGGCATTCCCTGACACATACCCGCCCTTGAGTTGCGAGCGTATGCCGATATTGATCGCATCCCCCGCCATTTTCGTGAGGTCTTGCTTCACTTGAATCACGGCATCCATTGATGGACCCATGAAATTTTTCATCCACAGTTGCCCGATGTACTCGGCGGCAATGCGATCTTCCCATTCCTCAACCGTTACACCGTGCCCTGTGAGGACTTCTGTGTAGGCCATGGCTTACCTTTCTAGCCCGCCGTTTTCTGAAACCCAGGAAACAGTCCTTCAAAATCGAGACGCTTAGGTGTCTCGGTCTTCGCGTCCGGCACTTGCCGGACATTGCCGAGTCCTTTAATTTCGTCGTCGGTGCCTTTACCAAACTCTTTCATGAGCTTCTGGCGGACTTCCTTTTCCACTGTTGCGCGTACTTCCTGTTCGATGGCCTTCCGCATCGCGTCTGGATCTTTGCCGTACTTCGCCTGGGATTCCGCCTCTTTCACGACCTTAATCGCCTCCAGAATCGGGGTTGGACTGCCAAACACCCGCGCTTGCACGGCAGGGTCATGGTCGAACTGGCGGAACGGCGCGTCATCGGCCCAGATCGTCTGCATAACGTAGTCTTTGCCGTAGCGGTCCACCGCCGCAAAATGGCTGGTTGCGACCCGCTCGGCTTGCTTCACGTCATCCAGACTGGGCGGCTTGTGGCCGTCCTTTTCCTCATCATACGTGCCATCGATTTTCTTGCCTAAGACTGTCAACTGCTGCTCCAGCGTTTTCATCTGCGCTTGGAGCGTTTTGTTGACTTGCCGCTCTTGGGTAAACGCATCGCGCGTATCCTTGAGCTGTTTTTCAAGTTTGGCCTTGTCAGCCTCGGCCTCCTCTTTCTTGGAAGCCGATGGCTGCACTTCAGTCTTGGTTTCATTGTTCACCTCTGGCGGTTTTTCGTCAGATTTCTTCTCGTCTGACTGCAGCTCAGAGGGCTTGGAGTTATCTTCCGGCTTCGCACGCAATCCCAATTCATCTAAGACATTGGGCTTGCTTGGAGATGCCGGCTTCGTCTCTTTCATTTCTGCTGTTGCCTGTGCCATGCGTTACTCCTTCTGTCCTTCCTCGTTCGAGGAGATGGACGCTGTTGAACGCTCCTCCGCTGGCGTCGGGACGGAGCGCCGTTTCCCCATACCTGTTGGAAAATCCTTGAGTGTCACTGAAGCGGTCGCAATCGGAACGAGTTCCCAGTGCATCACCTTGTCGCCGATTTGCAATTTCGTCATGCCGAGCATGTCGCCAAACCCGTGTTTCTTGAGAAATGCATAAGCCCGCCACTTGCCGGCCGGCCCTTGAAACCGTCTGCCAATAGAGCGTTCGGCCTTCGATGGCTTCGGTGGAGACGCTGGCAACACTTCCACCGGCACAAAAGACCCACCACATTGCGTGACAAGAAACGTCGCCCATTCGTCATTTGGCACGTCACATGACGGGTTAAACGTCAATTCGCCTTGACCGTCCGCCGTCCGGCTGAGATAGGGAATCGGCGTCGGCACGCGATAGGGAAGCGGCTTCACGCCGACATACTGCACAAGCATTAGCGACCTCCCATAAAGAAATATTTAGTGTTTTTCACTGTGAGGATGCGTTTTTCTTTCTTAAAATCATCTTCCATCTTGAGAACATCATGCAGATGCAGATTTAAGTCGTGAGCTCGCATGGCGTTTTCTGTGGCCACGGTCGTTGTATGCCCATCACTTAGCTGATCGTGCGGAATCACGATTTCTCGACTCATTCGTCATCCTCGTCTTGGTCAAATCGGTGCTGCCCTTCATGCCCGCTACTTCCAACTGCACTTGCTGTCCAAATTTCTCGCTATTAGCTTGAATTAAGGCCTTCGTCACGTCGGCATCGGACTTCATCTTGGTCTTGGCCAGTTCCGCCTGGTTCTGCACGACATTGGCGGGCGGCGTCGGAGCTTGAGCCACGGCTTGCGCCAGAAGCTCCCACTGCAACTGCGCCGCCAGCGCAATGCGCTCCTGTGGCGTCATTTCATTCCATTGGAACGCAATCGACGGCTTGGCCTGCACGGGCGGCGGCTGATTCATCTGTTGCAACATCTGCAGCAACACGTCCTTGTTGCGCAGGTCGCTCAATTGGATGAACAGCGAAGCCCACTGCGGCCCGTATTCGATGATTTGCGGGAGCGCGGTAAATAGTTTGTCCCGCTCTTCGGCTTGCGTGGTGGTGTAATCAACGGTGTCAACGATGACCAGGTCGTAGATCATCTGCCGCGCCGTTTCGAGTTGGTCGGCGCTCACTGTCACGGTACGGGTGACGTTCGGGTCGTCCGTAATTTGGAAGACCATGTCTTGGGTGTAGTATTGCTTCACCAGTTCAAACGTCAGCCGTGCCTTGAGTCGGCGTGAGCGCCGAATGTTGTCGTAGATCGGCAACACCCCAGCTTGGTAGATGGCTCGGAGTTGTTCCACACCACGGCCACTCCGAATATCGGGAGCCAGCGAATACATGTCCTCGCCACTGATCCGGCGAATGGCGGTCTTGGTACCCTCGTACATCGCCAAATTGCCTTGGCCGATGTCCTGGTTTTCACGGATCGCAAACTTGTCGAATTTGCCGTTCTCCAGCTCAATCTGCCCATCCATGCGCGCCGATTCCTGAGCCAGTTCGCGCCGGTCTCGCACGGCACTCCGCTCAAACACCGTTTGTCGATTGTTCAGCGCCCAAAGCGCTTTCGACCGCCGAGCATTCAAATCGCGTTGCGGGTCAATGAGGGACCAGACGTAGCCTTGTGGCTCCCCATCGATCTTGCGATAGCAGTAATAGGGCACGAACGGGAACAGATTGCAGCGGTAGGGTGATGGTTTCGGCCCATCCAAGAGAATGCCGCCGCAATAGACAGCCACCATGAGCTGATCGATGGACCGCTCCGTGACCACGCTCCCAGGAATCGCCGTCAACGCATCCTCGAGCTTCTGTTGCGTCACGCCACGGAGCTTCCTGACAGTCGTGGTCTTGCCGTCTGGGGTTTGGATGAGATATTCGGTCGCGCGTTCCTTGTACCAAACCTCCGCAGGCCGGAAGCGCTGGTTCTTCGTGTCGAAATAGCGGCTGATTTCCCAATTCCGCAGCTTGACGACGTCTGGGTCCATGTTGGAGACGTTGGAGACGGAGGGATAGGACGTTTGCAGGCACAAGTCGATCAGCTTTGCTTTCTCTTTGCCCCAAATGGCAATGGCATCGTCTTTATCGAGCCACTTCGCCCGGCAGAGATAGCGCGCCTCTTCATTGATGTCGTAACTCCGGCAGAACGGATCGAGAAACATAGTAAACGGGTCTTCGTGCCGGTAACGGACTTGCGGCTCTCCCAGTTCGTTCCGACTGACGATGACTTCCATCCAGCCCACGCCCCCGATGAGCTGATCTTTAACGGCTTCGCCTTCGACAAACTCGGCGTGGTTCACATAATCAATATGGCGCATGAGATCAGAAAAGCCGTTGGCGCTCGCTTCATCGAGCGGGGTGCGGCCGAGAAACTTCACGGTGGTGCGTTGGCGTCGGAATTGGCCTTGCAGCCGTTCAATCGTGGGACGAATTTCGTTTTCCACGATCGCGGGCTGGCCGCGATCTTTCAGGATGGACTTTTCTTCGCTCGTCCATTGATCGCCATGCTCAAACTTGTAGGCCGTATCGGCGGCGCTGCGCCATGAGGTCGTAAGCGGATGATCCACGGCGAGCCGGAACATATGGTCCAGCTCGAGAAGGGTATCGACTTGGTCTTTCGTAGCGGAGAAAAACGGAAATTCGGCCATCGAGACATCCAGAGGACGTGGATGCCGCCGATGGCGAACGCGATAGGCGGGATGAGTCCTAGTTAGGTTTGCTTAGGCTCTTTACACTTTTCTGTCTCCGATGTCAAGTCAACACGGACCAGGAGTTGTTGGGCCAGCAAGCGCAAGCCGTTCGCCAAACGAAACAGCGTCAAGAGTTCTTGGCGTGTGACGCGTGCATCTTTCTCCATTAACCCACCCAGGCGCTCTGTCGCTGACGCCAATGCGATAATGGCTGAAACATGCGCACCTTTGGTCCGACAAACCGAATAGCATATTCACTTAATCCTAATGCATCGGCCTTGTTCGGCGACATCAACCCGCGATCCCGCAATTCCTGTTTCGATTCAATTTTCATCTTCTCATGACTGGCTTTGTGAAAGTTGTATTTGATGGTCGAGAGTTCCGCCATCAATTCATCGTCATGCGGAATAGAAATAGTACCGTCCTGAAACCGCTCACGGAGGTCCCACCATATTTCATCACGCAGCCGGTAAAATTGCTCTTCGTTCGTCGCTGATTCCGCCACGTTCACAGGCAAGACGGGACAGGGCGCGACATCATTGAGAAAATCGTAGGTGCCCGCCCCCCAGCCGATAACATCGACGGCCACACAGGAGACATCAAATTCGTTAATGACTTGCATGGCCCAACCCGCCAGATCCTTGCTGTTCTGCTTGTCGCGCGCGTCAATCGACAGGACTTTCTGGCCCTTCCGCACCACAATGACGCTGCGGTCATCCCCGTACCGGGCCACATCCATCCCGATCACAACCGGTGTATCAGACTCCACAGGAATATCCCGCTCCACGGCGCGCATCACCCAATCCCATGGAATGAGCGTGTCAGCCGAGGCCAGCGGCGGCAGGCCCAGCACGCGAATGCGATAGGCGTTGGAGTCCCTGCCATATTTCCGTGCCATGCGTTCGACATGATCGGGACTGACCAACTCGCTTTCTTCGGCATTCCAGTGACATACCAGCCAATCTTGGCGATTCTTGGTAAAGGAATCATAGAAAAAGCCGGTCGATTGAGTAGGGTTACCGATTTGAATGACCAAATTGCATGGGCCGGTCAAACCGCCCTCCAGCGGACGGAACACGGGATCCGGGACGCCGGAACTCTCGTCCACGATCACCAGCATATTATCGGCGTGAATGCCG